CATCCTTAAAACGGGTGACGGTGTAATGGACGGTATAGACCGTGCCGATGTCATCGAGCTTACGGTCCATATTGGCGATGCCCCAAACGGTGAAGGGGAAGTCGATGCCAGGAGCGGGATTAGTGTCAGGCATTAGCGGATAGTGCTCGAAGTGACTTTAAGGGTGGTGCAACCTGTTGGGTATGGCCGGTTGCCCGCCTTAAGTGTTAGTTGCCTTCGAGTGCAGTAATGCGAGCCTCCAAGGTTTCGATCTTGGCAAGAGCTTCCTGCAGCGCAGCAGTCAACAGCGGCACCAGCTTGGACTGGTCGATGCCTTGATACACAGGATTGCCGTCATCATCTACTTCATCCTTAGTACCAGTAACGCACTCAGGAACAACGTCTTGTGCTTCGTGAGCGAGGAAGCCATCAACAGTTTTGGCAGGATCCGCTATGAAGTTGAAGCGGTGAACCTGAAGTTGGTTGACGCGATCAGCAGCACCAGTTAGCGGGACTACGTTCTCCTTGAGGCGATAATCAGAGGAAGTGACGAAAGAAGTAGATGAACCGCTAGTTGTGATTCTTCCGACTAAACCATTGCCGTTTATGAAATCAAAGTGTGGAACGTTACTTGTCTCAGTTCTGGCATTGACGTTGTATCCTGTGCCGCTTATGCGAGTGCCATCATGTGTTCCAGACGTAATGGTCTTCGATAGTAGTCCTATCAACAAGTTTCCATCACTCTCAATCCTCATCCGCTCCGTTGGGGCGCTCGCACCATCCGCCGTCGTAGAAAATACGAGACGCCCCGGCATGTCGTTAGTGCCGGTGGTGCCGTCTGTGATTGAAGCAATTGATGCGGTTCTTATGTAATTTGAACCGTCATAGCCTGCAAAATGGATTGAGCCGGTTCCATATGCATTGCCAACTGCTGTTGGACTGCCAACGGTCCCGTCAGATCTTCCAAGCCAAAGCTCTGGTACAGCAGGCGCACCATGAGCAATGACACTGATTGCTGGGTAGCCGTTTCCTCGTGCCGTAATTTTTGCTCCTCCTACAGGAGTTGACGTTGCCCCTACGATCAGCCTGCCGGAGCTGTCGATGCGCATCCGCTCCGTAGGAGAGGCGCTACCATCCGCCGTCGTAGAAAATACGAGACGCCCTGGAGCGTCGGTGGCATCAATGGTTCCATCAACTGCAGCCGAAATTGATGCAGCATTTGTAAGGTTTCCGTCATCATTTTGTGCGTTGAAAAGTATTTCTCCTAGTGATGCGTTTTCAGCTAGGGATGCTTCCGGCCTGTTAAAGAACAGACGAGGACCAGCTCCTGAAGTTCTACTAAGCGAAAAAGAAGAAGCGTCTAGTGTTGAGCCTTCAACTTGAAAAGCTGGACTTACTGAAGTGGCGCCTACTCGTGTGCTACGGCTAGTAGTCGTGCCAACTAACAACCTGCCGTCGCTGTCGATGCGAGCCGCCTCACTATTGCTCGTGGAAAATGTGAGCGCATTTGCTTCTCTGTTGATAATGCGACTTGCAGTGGCGTCACATGAAATAACCAATCCATCCGTTGTAGATGAACCAGTTGTTGAATTGGTAAGCTGAAAACTCGCTGCTGTGCCTCCATTTACATGGAGTTCATAGTTAGGACTCGTGGTGCCAATCCCGACGTTGCCGTCATCATCAATGGTCATCCACGTTGTATTAAACGTGCGGCCAAAGTTGAATTGACCAGTGCCATCGCCAGCACCGTCAACCCAAAAATTCATGTTTCCGGCAGACGTAAAGATGTCCGCACGGTCGCTATTGCTGTTTCCGTACCACAGTCCTAAGTGGTTGCCGCCCGTTGAACCTTGGCCGTCTACGTTTTGACCGATAGAAAAACGAGCGTAGTTGCTTGCATCCCGTGCGCGGACAATCGCAACGTCTGCAGCTCCAGGGCTGGATGCACCAACAGCAACGGTGCCATCAAAAACAGCATTGCCTGTAACGTCCAGCGTTCCAGGGACATCAACGTTGTTGGTCCACTCAACGCCAGTACCAGCAGCATCTGTTTGCAGCAGTTGACGGGCCGCGCCGTCAGCCAACTTGCTTACAGCAATCTCGGCATTGGCATTGATGTCTCCATCAACAATTGTTCCGTCAGCGATTTTGGCGCTGGTAACCGCACTGTCAGCAATGTAATCACTGGCAATCGCAGTGCCTTGCCAAGTTCCTGTGCCAATTGTTCCAAGGCTGGTCAAACTGGAGCTGGTAACACCAGAGCCAAGCGTGGTGCCGCTCAGAACATCAGTGCCAGCAATCTTGTAGGTTTTGCCGCTAGCGAGATCGACGTTTTCGCTGCTGGTCCAGCTGTCGGTGCTATCAACCCAGTTCAGGGTTTTGTCGGTAGCGCCCTTCAGCGTGATGCCGCCGCCGTCTGCAGTGGTGTCGGTCGGGGTGGTAACGACACCCATTTCGATGTTCTTGTCTTTTACGACAAGCGTCTCGGTGTCAATCGTGGTGGTCGTGCCGTTGACCGTCAGGTTGCCGCTAACCGTCAGGTTGCCGCTAATCGTTCCACCCGCAGCAGGCAGCGCGGCATCGGCAACATCCTTGGCCGACTTAACTGCAGTGCTGCTGGCAATCGTGGTCGAGCTGGTCGTGCTCGTGGAATCTGAAACCTTGGACTGGAGCGATGCAGGGGTTACGGCACGAAGCGTGTCCGTTCCAGTCTGAGTTTCTGCGTTAGTTGCAAGCTCAACAATGCCTGCCGTCGTGGTCGATGCAACCGGCACTGGAATGGTGTCGATCCAGTTGTCGGTGCCGTCCTTGTAAACCTTGAGCTTGGCCGGGTTAGTGTTGGTGTCGAGCCAAAACTCACCGGGCTGCGGGGTGGTTGGTGCGGTCGTGCCGATCCAGACGCCTGTAATCCGGCGGACAACGCCAGCCGTATCTTTGCAGGTAATGAACGGACCATCGGCGTGATAATTCAGCGCCAGTTCGCCGTTAGCAAGTTGACTCGCGGTGGGCTCTTTGCCCGACACAGACGAGTTCTTCAGGATGATCTGAAGGGACACCGGAATACCTCCCAACGCAAAAGCAGGGCTATACCAGCCCTGCCCCTACGTTAGCGGTGCTTACCCGAAGAAACCTGTCCCTGTCCCGATCGTTGCATCCATATCGCCACCTACTGTTTGTGCAGTAGCTGTGTCAACACCTGCACACCACGCATTTGAACGAATGTTCAATACGTTGTTTTGAGAATCATCGTAGGCAGTTAGAGCCTGACCAGAGGCGTAGGTCAAAGTCTCGTTAGCGGTAACTTGTGTGCCGGTGCGGGCTTGCTGCCATAGAGCACCGGAATATGAATCCAACCGGAACAAGCTAACGGGATTACGGTCTAAACCAATGCCCACTGGACCTTGCGTGCCTCCATTACCAACATCACCGAAAACACCAGCAAAACCATGGTGGCCGTTTGTTTTTGTAAAAGTACCGGAATTTGAGTACGAATTGTAGCCACCAGTGACGAGTTTTGAACCTGGCGACATGGGTCCAATCAAGTGGGTAAGTGTTGCACCTCGCGTGCCATCGGTAGCGGCTCGGTTTGCCATCAGCGCATAGTTACCGTTGTCGTCAAGAATATGGATGCAGTTTCGATCGTAGTCCCTATCCCATTGTTGGCCTGAAAGGTTGTACTGCTCTCTAAAATTAAATGTGGCTATCAACTCAACAGATTTAGAGGTGGTTGAGCGGTTTGTAATCAAACTTTGACAGTTTCGGCTTCCATAAACAGCGTTTTCAACAATTGTGATTCCTTTTGCTACTGCGTCTGCCAGCGAAGTAACAGTAATATTGCCCATTAAGTAGATTCCATTCATGTTGACATTGCAGGTGCCTCTAGAAGCACGAACAATTCCATCCACGATGCCGTAGCCGATTGAGCCTACGCCACTTGCTTTGGGACCAAATACACAATCAAAAACATTAAGAGTGCCTGTATCAAGTATGAAAGTATCTTGCCCGTAAAATTTGTCAAATTGATAAGACGACGCAAATTTGTCTGTAATGTAATCGTCAATAAAGTTCTGGATGGTGACAGAGGTTGTTCGATAGTCGCCTAGGTCAGCAAAGCCATCGTAGATTGTATTTGGGTAGTTAGAAGTATCGTTTAATGTTTTGTCCGCGCCAAGCCAGACAAGTCCTTGCACGCTTCCTCCATAATTAAAAATAAGTCGCGTAGGCCGACTTATAATAATTAGTCGGTCAATAGCAGTGTAATCAGTAACTTGCAGTGAAGTAGCAAAAGTAGGAGCATTAAATTTTGACGCATACAATGCCTTAACTCCTGTAGTGGGAGTAGTGGTCGCTGCAGTGAAATCGGCTACCTCTTGTTCTGCTGGGAACTGAGCGAGAGCGCCGTACACATTAGCGATATGATTAAAAGTAATGAACCTCCAGTAAGGACCGTTGGCTAGGTAATAATTAACGGTTTCCAGTGAACTGTATGTGTCGTTGGCGTATGCAACGGCATTCGAGAATGTGACAGCCTTGGCGCGGCTGGTCGGCGGATCTGCTGCAAGCGTATCGCCAGAACGACTGGGGTCAGCAGTTAGCGTTGCGGTAGTGCCATCAAAGTTGTAAGACGTGCCATTGGTGGCGTTATCAGGCACCACATAAAGCGTTGCCGCTCCAGTGCGTTGGGTCAGAACTTTCGCCCAAGACGCCCAGTACTTCAGACCAGCTGGAGTAATAAATTTGTTGCCTGCGCTGTTTAGACCACTGTCGGTAGAAGCAAGGCCAGTGTTTTCAATCTCGGAGACACTGGCAATCTCGCCAACACCTGCTCTTGTAGTGGTTGCGTTTAATCCATCCGGGAAAGTGACGTTGCTGGCATTGATCACCAGCGTGTCGTTAATGGTGGTTGTGCCTTTAAGCGTCAGATCGGTGAACTCAGTCGGCGTGTCGATCGTGATGTCATTAGCGCCAAGGTTCTCAACGCTTAAGGTCTGACCAGTGCTGACATCTTCCAAACCGCGAGGCGTGACCTGATAACCCTCTTCGTTAAAGCCGGTGGCATAGACGCGACCACCGTCAACGTTGGTGAAGTAGTAGGTGAATTTGTTCTGAGCGGAAAGGTTGCCCTGGTACTGGGGAATTGCCTTGGTGTAGTTGAGGAAGCCTGCCCATTCCCACGCATGACCGAACAGGCGGATCACACTGGGGCGACGGAACTCAATCGGCCAGTTCGCCAAAGCATTTGCAGCACCACCGCTCGGGGTGAAGCTGTCCATGTCCGTGCTGCTGCTGGGATCCAATTCCCGGTTTGCTTCTGTTTGAGGAGTAAGCAGCGTGTGTGCTTGAGCAGCGGTAAAACCAAGTGCAGTAAGGAACAGGTGCATCCCGAGATAATCGGTGCCGTTCCGGTACTGCTCCTGGATCAGGGTGTCCGAACCCCACAGGGTTGAGAAGTTGTAGCCAAGGGTTGTTGAGTCTTCGCTGCCGGAGGTGTCCCTGTCAAAAATCAGGATGGGCGATTCGTTCTTATAGAAGTCCTCGGTGTTGTAGTCCGAAGCCATGTGGACAAAGCTCTCGTCCCACTTGTTTGCATCGAACGTGGTGTCCTCGTTTTCCTCGATGCAGGTGAAGTGCTTGTTGGAACGCTTGACCGTCTGACCTTTCTTGTAAAGCTCCCCGCTGCTCCAGGTAACCGATGCGTTGCCACGGCGCAGCGTAATTTCAGCTGCGTTGGTGACACCACTGATCGTGGTCTTACCGGAGCTGTTAATCAGCAGGGTTTCGTCAGCGTCAATCGCGCTGTCGATGCTTGTGCCATCAGTGTCGGTTTGCAGCACATAGTCACGCAGGGGCAGACGTGCCGTACCAGTGTTGGCAAGTTTGAGCGTGTAACGACGTTGGGCAGGAGTCCGGGTGTCAACAATCCGGCGGATGTAAACCCGCTTGCCCACAGGGTCGGTCGTGCCAGCGGCGGTGCTGTCTTCGTCAGCAAGCGCAGCCTTGATATTCAGAAGGTCGGTGTCGCTGGTAGACCAAGCAGTTGCTGCAAAGGTGCTGCGCCAATCTTTGCCGAGAGGGTTTTCGACCCAGACGTAGCTGTCTTCGCGCAGGGTGTAGCCGTCTTTGGCGACAATATCGGGAACGCCAGCAACAGTCAGGGACTCGCCAAGGGCAGTGGTCAGCGTGATGCTGCTTGAGGTCACTGCACTGACAGTGCCCAAATAAATCCGACGCACATTGCCGGACAGCTCGCTCAGGTTGTTGGCAACGCGAAGACGGCTGACGTTCCAGTCGGTGTCGGCGGTAAAGCTGGTGCCGCGATAACCCTCGGAAATGGCTGCGCAGCCACCGAAGTTGGAGTTGCTGTTGGTGATCGTGATTTCGCCGCCGTTTTGGGTCCAGTGGTGGACGCCCTGACCAATGGCAAAAACAGAAACCTCTTGGATGACCGCGTTGTTGACAGCGCGGATGTGGAACGACCGGCGGCTCGGGTTCATCCGAACGTTGTCGGGTCCGGTGCTGATCAAGTCGGCGTAATCAGTAAACGAGCCCCAGCTACCAGAGCTGTACTTCTGCCAGCAGTTCAGGTCGCGCTGCAAGCTGACGGCGGTGAATTGTGCCAGCACAATCGACTTGAAGCCGCTTGGCTTGCTGCCGTCGGCATAAACGCCGCACATCCCGTAGTTACTACGGGTCGAAATGTTGAAGATGTAGGGGCTGGCCGACGTGGTGGTGTCGGTCGCAATGGTTTGAGAGCCAGATGCAGGTTGCGGACCAGTGATCTGGTACTCGTTGATGTTGGTGACCGCTAGGTCGTTGTCGAGTCCGCCAGTGTTGTTAGTGCCGCCAAAGGCTTGGCGGATCTTGGTGTAAAACTCGTCAAGCTCGGTTTGGCTTGTGAAATGGAAGCCATCGAGCAAATGGTGGCTGGCGGTGCTGCCAGCTTTATCCATGAAGGTAAAGCCGAAGTAGTAGCCCGTACCAGTGACCTTGAAGATGGCACGACGGTTGCTTGCGTCGGCTGCCTCGTCCGCAACAGCAGGAACAACGTCCGGTCGCAGGATGGTTTTACGGAGGTCAATGCCGCACAAGGACACACCCCTGGGCAGAATCACACCACCCGTGGCATTGGGGTTGAACTCGGTCAGTTCAGCGTTGGTGGGTTCTTTGTTGGTTGCCCACTCGGAAACAGATGCCGCGCCAGTGCCGTTGTAGATCGTGGTGACGCCAGGCATCAAGATGATGCTGACCAGATCCGTGTTGGCGATCGGGTTTTCGTAGTACGACTTGGCGGTGATGATGCCCGCCTCGATGATGGCCCGGTTAATCGTTTTGAACGGACGGGCTTCGGTGTAACCGCACTCCAGACGCTGCAGTTCAATCCGCTGGGTGGCAGTGCCGCTGGTGCTGTAGTTGCCCGAGACGAAGGTGTCCTTGCCGGTAAACGGGTTGACGTAAAGGACGTAGGGAGCACTAAGGGGATCGTTGACTACCGCACCAGCACCAATTTCAGCTGCACCACTCAGCTGCCGAACTGCGTCGGTCAGTGCCGCAATCTGTGTGCGGAAGGTGGCTTGCGAGCTGTCGATGTGATCGAGTGAGCCCGACTGACCACCGCGAACGATTTCCGTCACTGCCGAACAAGCTAAATCTTTCCGTCAGTGTAGGCCGTCTGCTCTTTTGCGGTTAATTGGTGCCCATTCGCAGAGCGATCTCCCCGACCGTTACAAAATTGGCTGATCCAGCAATAACGTCGGTAGCCCTCGTGTTCACGGCAACTGAAGTAATCAAAATTTGCGTTGAGTAATACAGATCCCCTGGCAGAACGTTTGCGCGGTCTTCCGCGTCGTCCACCATCCAAAATTCGGCGTCAGCGTTGCAGCCTTTTTCGGTCAACAGCAACAGCTGCATCAATGCTGTCGAGTCGTTTTCATTGTTCGCTACATGCTTGCGATCAATAAAGAAGTCGATCGAGCCGCCGCCACTGACGAGTGCTTTGACAGACTCACCAAACTTTTCGCCAACTGAAGTCGTATCGACCTCGGGGGCATTCATGTTCAGCGACCACTGGGACATGTCGCACTGCAGCATCCACAACGCACCAGTCGGACCAGCGTTGACGTAGTAGCGCGGAGTTAGATCTGCGTTGTCGTACTCAGTGATGTACGCAGCAGGTTCTTCGTAATCAGGAGCAAAGTCACAAATCGAAGCCAGCGTCACCTCGTCCTGAGCGTCACTGAAGTTGTAGCTGCCGATGTCCGTGGCGCATTCAGTAATTGCGCTGTTGTACTCGGTTGTACCACCTGCAGCAATAATTAAGGAGTTGAAATCAACCTTAAATAACTGAACGCGATCTGTGGTTCGCCCCAGTAGGGCAGCTGCACGAGTGGAGTAAAAACTGACCTTATCTAGTTGATCGCGGTAGATGAAGTAGCTCTGGCTTGTGGTTAAACCACACTCCTGCTGCCGCATATAAAACTGATCGGTATTTGTTGAGCTGTAAAAATCATCGTTTTGGCTAGTGATGTGGTCGCGGTTGGTGCCGAGATACCACTCAGACTCGAAATACATTGCGTGCCCATCGGGGCAATCAGGTCCGTTGCTGCCATTAGCAACGTCAATAGGCAACCCATTTGCTGAGCTGATCGTGATGTTGTCCCCGCTCCAGAAAGCAGGGTTACGCAGATAAATTGATTTGCTGGCTGTATCGACGTTGCCTGGACGCAAAACAGTAGGCTCCGGCGCTTCCCGCCGTAACCGGACTTTGCCGCCAACGCCAAGAACAGCCATTAGAAGGTTCCGTTAAAGGATCCGCTTGCCTGGAAATTAACGCTGCACGCAGTTACTGCTCCAACCGAAACCGGCGTAGACACCTGCGTGATAAATGCGTCTACCTCAAGAGCGTTGGACTGTGCGGTGTCAAAAATAAACTTGACTTCGCCTACAGAGGTGGAATTGTTGAAGATGCTGTTGAGGACTGCCATCGTCCCAGCGTCATCTTTGTCGTACAAGATCGTGGCGCTGCCAGTGGTGCCGCGCACCCCAGGAACGTAGCTACGGTCGTAAGCACCCAGCGTGGTGGTTTCCAGCGAATCGCGGGAAATGTTGAGCGTGTATTCGCGGCACTTTCCAATACGCAGGCCGTTGTAGCGCAGCTCGCCACTAGAACCAGTAACTACTGCCATCAGCCGTCCCTCTGACCGCTCAGTCTTACAG